TATGATGTAGGTAGTGCTTATAATACCTCTACTGGTAAATTTACACCTCAAGTAGCTGGAAAATATTTTATACTTATACAAGTTAGATTTGTTGACACATCTTCTAGTACAGATATTGCTAATGCAAATATTTATAAAAATGGAAGTAGTTTAATTGGTAATGGAGTTGGATTTGATGCAGACTATGCACCTTATATACAAACAAGTGGTATCGTTGAAATGAATGGTAGTAGTGACTATATTGAAGGCTACTCTTATCAAAGACTTTCTCAAATTGATATTATAGGAAATTCAGGCAATGCAACATTTATGACTGGATATAAAATTATAGAATAAGGAAATAAATTATGGCTCAATTATATACAAAAACAAAACTTTATTTAGAGGCTAACTCTAAAACTTGGGATGATACAAAGGTTTCTTTGCAAGATAATTCAGATGGCAACGGAGCTTTTATATCTTCTTGGAATTATGATATTGCTAAACCAACTGCTGATCAATTAGCATCATACGAAACAGCTGCTAATGCTGCTGAAACAAATGCTGGTATAGATGCAACTAGACAAACTCAATACTTGTCTTGGCAACAGCAAATGGAAATGATCTATAAGGATCAAAAGAATGGTACTACAACATTTAAAGATCATTGCGATAAAGTAAGATCAGATAATCCTAAAGATTAAACTAATTTTTTAATCCATTTACCTTTGTTATTTAATACCATTGGAAGTAGTTTAGGAATACCATCAATAACAATACCACAACCATTTATAAATCTAGTTCTAAAATTTCTAGCATAAGCAAATGCCATAGATTTTTGATTTACTAAACATCCTACATTCATTCCAAAAAATAGATTGTCTGGATTAGCCCAATAAGATATTACAAATTTAGTATGGAAGTGTCCTTGAACACAACTCATTCCCATTGTTTGGCTTGTCTTTAATACATCTGCACTTCTTCCATGAGTAAAAAAACATCTTTGACCATTACTCATTGTAAGAGTAAGATCATCTATCCATTTCCATTTTTTAGTACCAAGAAAATCACCGTAATCTTTTAAGAATTGTGTACTCATTCCATATTTTAATGCTCGTCTATAAACAAGACTACTATGGTTACTATCTACTTCTATCATTTCTGGATAGATTGATTCTAATTCTTTAATGTATTCTTTAGAAATATTTAATTCGTCACCAGCAGAAGGTAAGTCTGGATTGTGATCGTGCATAGAAATAGCGTGGAAGTCAAGTAGATCGCCAATATTAACCACGAAGTCTGGCTTATATTGTTTTTTAATTTCTCGTAAAAATGCAAAACTGTCTTCATGGTGGTAAGGTATATGTAAATCACTAATTATTAATATTCGCTTGTTCATACAACTCCTTTGGTGATCCGTCAATTGTTTCTTCAAGATTTTTTAATTGTTCTTTAGGATCAATTATTTTGATTAAACCATTTTCTATATGTACGTCATTTAAAATATCAACTGGTTCATTTTTACCATAATTAATAATTATATCTTTAATGATTAACATTAACTAAACTTATAGTTTAATTATTATAATTTGCAACTTCTGATTATAGAGGATAATTCGTTGGCACGTTCTGGAGTTTGTTTAGCCCATCTGCTATCTAGCATTTCATCTGCTGCTGTATCCCAATCTTCTTCTTTAATAGCTTTTAAACAATTAACAAATTTAGATACACCTGTCATACCTAATTGAAATACCATCTCAATTATAACACATTTAGCTTTAAAATTCATATCGTGATTTCCTAATATTCTTTCAGCACCTACTACTGCATTAGCAAAATCTTTATCAAATTGTATATCTAGTTCTTGTTTTGAATACTCTTTATCTTCTACGTAAGGATCGTTTTCTAATACTAAATGGCCATATCCAATTGTGGCAAAACCAAGACTATCAGAATAAATAGTATTACGAAAACCCTCATGTTCTTTAATACGATCTTTTACTTCCGTATATTCTTGCATTAATTAAGGGGGTTTTTGTTTGCTTCTTTAATTTCAGATATATTTAATTTTAAAATCTGAATTTCTTTTTGTAGTATTGATATTTCTTTATCTGCATTAGCTTTTATTTCTGCAATAGTTTGAGTATTATCTACAATAGAAAATCCGTTAGTTTCTATTGCATTTCTATTTGATTCTACTAATTTTACAGATGCAATATCTATTGATTTAGATGCTTCTTCTAATTGATTAACAATTAATTCCATCTTTGCAAACTTACTATAAAACGTACCAGTTGAACCTATCAATCCTAGTATAACCATTATAACACCAATGTTTGCTTTTAATTTATCCATTTTTTAATTCTTGTATTTCTAATAATAACATTCTTTTTTTGTACTGAATATCATTAAGTTTTTTAATTTTGATTTGCATAATATCATTATCAATATATTTAGTCAAATTAACTGTGACATATATGTCACGGTTATCAAATATATTTAATTGCTCTAAATATATATCTTTAGACTTATAAAATATAGCGTTGTTATACATTAATAATGATGCTTGATTTTCTTGCATAGCATCTAATTTAACAATGTTTTTAAGTTCTAAATTTTTTACTGGATTTTTAACTTTTACATCTATTTTAGCCATTATTACTTTTAATTTAGGTTTTACATTCTCTTTAGGTTCTTTTGTTTTAATTTCTTTTTTTGTTTTTGCTGTATTTTTCTTTTGAGAAATTTGAGAATTAACTTTTGTAAAGTTTGTATTTTCCTTTTCTTTTGCTTCTTTAATAACTTCTTCTATTACTTCTTTTTTCATAGTTTCAACAGTTTTAGTTTTATTCATTTCTTGAACCACCTCTTGAACTTGAACTACCTCTTTAACAGTAGCTTCTTTAGATGTCTTAACTGCTATTTCAAAATTTTCTGTTATCTCTACACTAACAACAGCACCATTAGTTTCTAAATGTAATCTTTCTCCAATGCTTTCTTCTAACCCAGATATAACATTCCATATTTCAGATTCATTTAAATTGGCTGTACCTAATCCTTCATTCATATCTTTTATTTCTTGTACTGATAAAGGTTCATAGTTTTCAGTTGGAAAATCTAAAGCCATTTCTGCACCTAATAAATTTGGGCCAAGTAATGACGTTGTTGTACTTTGTGATCCATCTTCTCCTGTCCAAGACCATTCATATTTATTAGCGTGTACTCCGTTATAATGTAAACTATCATCCCATTTTCTTTCATTGTTACTATAACCACTATCAGTAATTCTTCTTTGTGTAGATGTTGCTAAAACATTATTATCTGCATCTAAAACTTTCATTGTAAGAGTATAACTATCAACTGCACCTACAGAATTACCACAAGTATATTGAGATGAATTATGCTCACAACTTTGTACTGCAATAGAACTGCTTAAATTTATTCCACCATTAAGTTTTTGTTGTGTTGATGTATGATTAATATTATCTGGCGTACTTGTTCCTGTAATACCAACTAAACTACCTGTAGCTGAAACTGTCATATCGTGTGATGCTTCTAATTCACCATTAAAGGCTCTACCACAAGCATTATTTACTTCTGTTTCGCAAGTTATTGTAAAACCATTGTGTGTTGAATTGTTAGTTAAAGCACCTGTACTACCAGATTGTACTCCATCTAAATTTGAATTAGATAAATGTGATGTAGTTGTTCCAGCATTTGGTAATATGTTTGTTGTAAAAGCTGTGTCGTTATCATCAGCTAATCCTACTGAATTTGAAAACCATGATAACATTAACCATATAAATCCAAAAAATAATAAATAACCCCACCATCTCATGTTTCAGCCATTTCTTTACAAGTAAACAAAGTATAAACTTGATATTCATTTACAAATTGAGGTTTAAAATTTTTTATTAAATCTGCGGAATAATCATAACCTTGTACAGCACAATCACGATATGTAGCAAAATGAGTAATTTCTGGTTCAATAGGTTTGCAAGCATTGCCTTCTATATGGCTACAAAAATACATAAACATTACCCATTTCATTTTTTGTAACCTAAACCTGTTTTTCTATTTCCGTATAATTTTTGCCATGACCAACTGGTAAGTTTAGTTGAATAATGATATATAAATAATATTAAATGTTTCATTGAGCAAGACGATCCATGTGAGCATATATCCGACCAAAAACCTTGTCAAGTGACATTAATTCTTGTTGCATCATGGCCACAATTGTCTGAAGTTCTATTAAAGTAACAAGTACCCAAGTGCTTAATGCCATAAGTATTGTACCAAGCAAAGCAATTAATGCTGTGTTAGTTTTTCTGGTCATTTAGTATGTAATTCTAATGTTTTAGATTCTTGTTTGTTTAATTTCTTGTCTATCTTTTCTCTTTTTTTAATTCTTTTTACATAAGTTTCATAATCTGGTCTTTCATGGTCATATTTATTCCATATAGCTAATGCATCTTTACCTATTTTTCCATCTACAGGGCATGGAGTTCCCGCATTAATCATAGCTTCAAATACTCTTTCATCTTGACAAAGTAATGCAACACTTCCTACTTTCATACCAAAATCATATAATACTTTAGCTAGTTTAATTCTTTCACAATTCATATCTCTAAATGTTTTTCCACCAGATATTCCAAGTCCAAATGTTTGAACTCCCGCACTAGCACCTGTAGCACAAACGTCTTGACTTTGAGCAGAAAATGATGGTGCAGCAGCAGTAGGTGGTGCTGATCTAATGTTAGATGTAGAACTGTTAGTGCTTGTTGTAGTTGATGTACTTCCACTTTCATAAGTGGTTGCACCGCCTGTATATCCACCTTCTATGGCAGTATTTGAACCAGAAGTATTTGTTTGAGTAGAGCCAGCATAAGCTGGTTTAACAAATAATGCTAATAAACAAAAAAGTACAATAAGTATTCCTGTAAAATAATAGTTCATGTTAGTCCTCATAAATTATTTTTTAAATTTACCCATAATATTCATACCAAAACTTCCAGATACAATAGTTAAAATAATCCACCAGAATTCTTGAGGTGCTTTTTTAAGCAATTCCCAACCTGCATCCATAAATGGCATCAATTGTGGCACAAAATGGGCAACCAAAATACACGTAAATATCACGGTTAAATATTCGTCTTTCCAACTTTTTTCTGCTGATTTAATTTGTTGTACTTGAACTGTTTTACTAGCTTCTATTTCAAGGCTACGTGTATTTTCAAGAACTTTTGCTTTATGTTGAAAATGGCCTATAACTTTTTTTCCTAAATATTGAGTTATGGGGTTTTTAAATAATCCTAATAAATGTATCATATGTCTAATTTAAAAAATTTGAATAATCCTAGTATGATTGCTAGCATAGATGCTATTGCAAATATGGCTCTTATACCACCTTTACCCATATTTACTTGGGCTTTTAATTCTTCTATATCTTTGGAATTTTTAATTACTAATACTTTTAATTCATCTAACTTAAAACCAATGGCTTTATGAGATGTAGATTGTGAAAATTTTGCTATTTTTTTCTTTACCATAACTCCTATTTTACCACAAGCAGAAGTTATTTAAAGTTATTTATTGTAATCCCTAGCCTTAATCATTTCAAGGTACTGTATGGCCTTCTCTATGTCTTTTAGACCCCCTTTTGAGCCATGCCTACATATATATTTGATAGCTGCACCCTCTGCGTAAAGTAGTTTATTATCATTAATGAATTTAGCAGGTTGGATAACCATTTTTTTATAATGATTACCCCCTACTTGTTTATTATAAACACTCATTAAAAAGCTACATTCATAAAGTGAGAGCAAAATTCATTAACACTACAGTAATGTTGACATCTAACATCTTCACCTTTACGTTCTACAATAGCACAACCTTTTCCTTCTATCATTTTTTCACCAACAATAAATTGTTTAGCTAATTCTTTTGTAGGAAATAAACGCCAAGCAGATTTTCTACCGTCTTTCATAACAGCAAACTGATCTTCTTTACGCCATCTTTCTTTAGCTGTACACAAAGGTAGTTCTTTCATTTGTTCTGCATCTTGATGTAGTTTTATTCTAGCTTGAACAAACGTATCTTGTTCTTCTTCTGACCATCTACGAATAGGTATCATCACAACTTGTTTACGTGGATAGTTGTCTGATTGCATTACTCTCATTTTAGACCAATCTCTTAATATGGCCATAATAGATAATGATTTAACTTTAAGTGTTTTTTTATACCTCGTTAAATCTTTTTGGTTTTTACGACAAAGAAAATCAAGAACATTTAATTGTTGCTCCCATTCAGCTTTACCTTTAGTTAAAGCATCAAGTGCTGACCAAGCGGAAGTACACTT